TTGACTTATTTGTTAGCACCAACTGCCCTGTTGTTGAAACTGCTGCTGCTAACTCTGCTTCTTCTGTAGACTCTCTGGGCGCTTTGTTGATCCAGAAGGATGCAATTGTAATGGCTGAACAACTGGGTGTTCGCTCTCAGACTCAGTACAAGCAAGAGTTCTTGGCTAACCTGTTTACTTCAGATACTCTGTACGGCTGCAACGTACTGCGTCCTGAGTCAGGTGTAACTTTGGTTGTTCCTAAGTAATAACCATTTAGCTGGGGGCTGCTACGGTGGCCCCTTAGCTTTATCTTTAAGGACGGTGCATTATGTGGCAAGCAATAATTGGCCCTGTAGCTAACTTAGCTGGTACTTTTCTTAAAAATAAAGCTGCTGAAAAACAAGCTGTTCATGATTCTAAAATGCGTAAGATTAACGCTGACGCTGATTGGGAAACTCAACAAGCAGTAGCTTCACAGTCTTCTTGGAAAGACGAATGGTTTGCTATTATATTGAGTTTACCTTTAATTGGAGCCTTCATCCCTGATATGGTTCCCTATGTACAACAGGGGTTTGCCGTATTGTCTACTATGCCTGACTATTACAAAGCATTCTTAGGCGGCGCTATTGCTGCCAGCTTTGGCATTAAAACTATGTCTAACTGGGGCAAGTAACTGATGTCTGAAACTTCTAACTTAAAAAATGCAATAGATCTTTATCAGAACGCCTTGTTTGAGGGCGCTGACTATTTTGATATTGACGATGTTGATTTAATAGGGGATTACTACGACAATATTTTTAGAGATACTCTAGGCGGCAGTGCTGGTGTTTTTTCAGCATATGATGTTGTGGGCGGTGAAGGCGGTATGTTTGGAGGAGGACAGCCTTCAGATAAAATACAAGTAGACAGAGACGCATACTTTTCTCAAACAAACGCTCCTCAGTATTTACAAAACTTTACAGCCCCTGCTACACAGGAGGCTACTTCCGCTGCTTTTACAAGTTTACAGAACACCTCTGATATTGCTTCTACCCTTAGTGATTACTATGGGTATGAGATAACACCTTCTGAACAAAACTTAGGAGACTTTGGAGGCAATCTTCAGTCACACTCAGGAACATCTAAAGATCGTTTAGCAGAGTTTCATTCTTTTGTTGAGCCTATATTGTCTGAGCAACTGCCTTATCTACAGACAGTAGAAGGTTTAAGCTACGAAGATGCTTTAATAGAGGCTTACAAACGTGATCCTATGTTACAGTCTCTGTATGCTAAGTATGACGTAACTCCTATAAGACAAACTGACGATGGCTCTACATATCTGTATGACCCCTTTACTTTTGGTGAGATTAGAACACTAGAAGTAAAAGATCCAACCGTAGTAGAGTCTCTTATTAAAATAGCGCCTTCTTTAGCAGTAGCCGCTGCATTAGGGCCGCTAGCAGGAGGTTTAACCTCAGGTGTTTCTGGAGCAGCAGGAAGTTCGCTTACAAGCGCTTTAACAGGCGCTGGCACAGCGGCTCTTACAGGCGGAGATCCTTTAACAGCAGCCCTTACAGGGGGCTTAGGCGGCTTTGTAGATCCTATTATTACGGGAGCAGACTTAGGTACTCTTGGCACTGCTGCAGCAGACGCAGGCATGTCTGCTTTTACAACAGCAGCTATGGGAGGAGATTTAGACGATGCTTTAATGGCTGGACTCCAAGCTGGCGGAAGTTCTTTTTTACAAAGTGTCTTAAACAAAGCGCCAGAGATTAAACAAACTGCTGCTTCTGACACAGTAGTAGACGTTAGTGCTGACCCTACAAGTATATACGGTCAAACAGCAGACGGCCTAACAAAAGATCCTGAAAGGTATCTGAGAAACCAACAGTTTCAAACACAAGTAGCAGGTTTCGACCCTACACTTCCTGATCTTAATGACTATTCTCAATACAACCTTACAGCACCCCAAGTTAATTTAGGGGGAGTAAATTTAAATCCAGACTATAATTTAGCAAATTTTGGCTTATCTTCTAGAGCACTTACATCTTTACCTACAGAACAATTTACAACATATGGCTTAGGTAATTCTCTTGTATATAGACCTTCAGGTACAGAAGGGTTGTTAACAAGTAACAAATATATACAGCAGCCTAGTGTTTTAGATTTAACAGAAGATACAGATGTTTTTAATACTGTTGGAGATTATTCTGATTTATATCCAGACTTAGTAACTCCTGTTGACAGGATAGACGTTCCTCAAACTCCTCCTACTTTTACACCTGACTTTGACTATACAGATGTAGTAGATCCTAATGTAGTTAAGCCAATTGTACCAGATTTTACTTTAGATATAGCTAATCCTTTTGTTACACAGTCTGATATTTCTGACATGTTGTCACAAAGTGGAGGTGGAGGCGGTGGTGGTTCTTTTTCAAACTTATTCTCTCCTAGCAGCATAGCTAATGCTTTACTAAGTGGAAACTTTAGTAATTTAAATGTAGATCCTGACTTATTTGGAAATGTAGACGCTCAAGCCGCTGCAGACGCTCAAGCTGCTGCTGATGCTAAAGCTGCTGCTGATGCTCAAGCCGCTGCAGACGCTAAAGCTGCTGCTGATGCTCAGGCCGCTGCAGACGCTAAAGCTGCTGCAGATGCTAAAGCTGCTGCAGACGCTAAAGCTGCTGCAGATGCTAAAGCTGCTGCAGACGCTAAAGCTGCTGCTGATGCTAAAGCTGCTGCTGATGCTAAAGCTGCTGCTGATGCTCAAGCTGCTGCAGAGGCAGCTAGACTTGCTGCAGAAGCAGAATCAGCTAGATTAGCTCAAGAAGCTGCTGCGGCTGCAGAAGCAGCTAGATTAGCTCAAGAAGCTAATAATGCTGCAGAAGCAGCTAGATTAGCTGCAGAATCCCAAGCCGCTGCAGAAGCAGCTAGATTAGCTAAGGAAGCTGCGGATGCTAAAGCTGCTTCAGAAGCTGCTGCGGCTGCAGAAGCAGCTAGATTAGCTAAGGAAGCTGCGGATGCTAAAGCGGCTGCAGAGGCTGCTAGATTAGCTAAGGAAGCTGCAGATGCTGCTGCGGCTGCGGCTGCAGAAGCTTCCAGAGTAGCTGGGTTAAACAGCACTAGCCCTACTGGCCCTTCAGGCCCTACAGGCCCTACAGGTACTGGAGGCCCTACAGGTACTGGAGGCCCTACAGGTACTGGAGGCCCTACAGGCCCTACAGGTACTGGAGGCCCTACTGGCCCTACAGGTACTGGAGGCCCTACAGGCCCTACTGGCCCTACAGGTACTGGAGGCCCTACAGGCCCTACAGGCACTGGAGATCCTATAGGCCCTACAGGCCCTACTGGCCCTACAGGTACTGGAGGCCCTACTGGCCCTACAGGTACTGGAGGCCCTACAGGCCCTACAGGCACTACAGGCCCTACAGGCACTGGAGATCCTATAGGCCCTACAGGCACTGGAGATCCTTCAGGCACTGGCCCCGGTGATGGCTCTGGAGATGGGGATGGTTCTGGAGATGGAGATGGAGATGGAGATGGTGATGGTGATGGTGATGGTGATGGTAGAGGCTCTGGTCTAGGCATAGGCTTACTTACTGGGCTGTTAGCAAACCAAGGAAGTGGAGTTGTACCATACACACCACAAGACTTTGAAGATTACAAGTTTAAGAAAACATATCAAGCACCTGAGTTAGTAGAAAGGTTACAGCAAAACAGAAGCTACCAACCTCCTTCAGTATTACAGGGTTTATTTAAAGGATTCATATGAGTACCACATATTTGAACATAGTCAACGAGGTACTACGTAGGCTACGAGAGGATGAAGTAACTAGTGTAGCACAGAACACTTACAGCAAGATGGTAGGTGACTTTGTTAACGACGCAAAGCGCACTGTAGAAGATGCACATCAGTGGTCTACACTACGTACAACTATTGTAGTGACTACTGAAGCAGATACTGTAGATTATGCCTTGACAAATGCCGGAGAACGTGTTAGAATATATAGTGCTATTAATGACACTTCTAATTTTTTTATGCGCTATGAGTCACCTAACTGGTTTAACAATGCTTACTACATTTCTGGTGAAGTAACTGGCAGTCCTGACTCATATACGTTTAATGGTATTAATACTAATGGGGATACTAAAGTAAAAGTTTACCCTAAGCCATCAGGCGTATTTAGTCTTCGTTTTGACTTAATTGCTAGGGAAGCTGAATTGTCTGGTGATACAGAGACTACAGTTCTACCTAAGAACGCTATTGTACACAACGCTGTAGCTTTGTTAGCTAGAGAGCGTGGTGAAACTGGGGGTACTACAGCACAGGATTACTTCCTGATTGCAGACAGACACTTATCTGATGCTATTGCTTTAGATGCCTACAAGAATCCTGAAGAATTTATCTATACGGTACCCTAATGGCTCAACAAAGACAGAACATTTATATTGCTGCTCCAGGGTTCAAGGGACTTAACACACAAGACTCTCCTGTAACTCAAGACCCAGCCTTTGCCTCTGTAGCTGAGAATGCTGTTATTGACAAGTTTGGTCGTATTGCAGCACGTAAAGGCATAAAGAAGATTACTAGCTCTGCTACACCTCTAGGGTCTAGTAGTGGTATTGAAGCAGTGTTTGAGTTCTGTGCTAGAGACGGAACTAAAACTGTATTCTCTGCTGGTAACAACAAGATATTTACAGGGACATCTACGCTGTCTGAAGTAACGCTTCCCGGCGGTTACTCTATCACAGCAAACAACTGGAAGATTGTTAGCTTTAACAATGACGTTTACTTCTTCCAGAGTGGACATGCAGCACTTATGAGCGTTGCAGGCAGCACTACTCTTACAGCAGTTGTTGACGGTGGACACGCTGCACCAGCAGCCAATGAAGTGTTAGCTTCCTTTGGTAGACTTTGGGCAGCAGATGTAGCAAACAATTCCTACACAGTCTACTGGTCTGACTTACTGGACGGTGATGATTGGCATGGTGGGTCATCAGGTTCATTGGACATAACTACTGTATGGCCTACAGGATACGATGAGATTGTAGCTCTACAAGAGTTTAACAACTTTTTAGTTATCTTTGGTAAGCGTAGTATCCTAATATACAGTGGTGCTTCAACGCCTGCTAGTATGACTCTATCAGACACTATTACTGGTATTGGCTGTATTGCTAGAGACAGTATACAGGCCATAGGTACAGACTTGATCTTCCTGTCTGACTCTGGTTTGCGTAGCTTAGGCAGAGTTATACAAGAGAAGTCTAACCCTATTGGCAATGTGTCCAAGAATGTTAGAGACAACTTAATGGCGGCAGTAAGCTCAGAAATAACAAGTGTCATTAAGTCTGTCTATAGTCCTGAAAATTCTTTTTACTTGCTGTTGCTGCCACAGTCATCAGAAGTCTATGTGTTTGACATGAGAGGTACGCTAGAGGACGGTAGTTATAGAGCCACTACATGGAAAGACGTATCTTTACTTTGTGGTACTAGAACTGCTGATGGCTTACTTTACTTGGGTAGTTCTAAAGGCATCAATCAATACGATGGATTTCTTGATGACACTGCTTCATACACAATAAAGTATTTTACAAACCCTATGTCTTTTGGTGATCCTTCAAAGATTAAAATGCTAAAGGAAATATCTTTTACGGTCATAGGTGGTTCAGAGAGTCAAGTAATTGGCAACTGGGCTTATGACTACAGAGAAGACTATAGCACACATTCATTTACTATAGCCAAAAGTAATCAGGCTGAGTACGGCATTTCTGAATACAATGTAGCTACTTCTCAATATGGCGTAACTAATGTAATTGATATTGCTAGTATAAAAGCTACAGGCTCAGGTAAAGTAGCTACAATAGGTATTGAAGCAACAATTGATGGAGGCTCTTTGTCAATACAAGAGTTAAACACTGAAGCACTTTTAGGTAGATTAATTTAATGAGTAACTATACAAAGACAGTAAACTTTGCAGCAAAGGATAGCCTGCCTTCAGGCGATGCTGCTAAGATTGTTAAAGGTACAGAGATTGACACAGAGTTCAATAACATTGCAACTGCATCAGCAACTAAGGCAGACGCTGCTGGTGCTGCACTAACAGGAACTACTACATTTGAGACTATCTCAGATGGCACTATTTCCATTACTGCATTTGTTGATGAAGACAATATGGCATCTAACAGTGCCACGTTGCTGCCTACACAGCAGTCAGTTAAAGCGTATGTTGACGCAAGTGTTTTTAGTGGCGTAACTGACGGCTCAATTACTACAGCTAAACTTGCTGACGATGCAGTAACGGCTGCTAAACTAGCCTCTAATGCCGTAGTGACTGCTTCTATTGTTGATGATAACGTGACTCAAGCCAAGATTGCTGATGATGCTGTTGGTGCAGATCAATTAGCAGCGAGTGCAGTAGTTACAGCTTCTATTGTTGATGATGCCGTGACAGCAGCTAAACTTGCCTCTAGTGCAGTAGTTACAGATTCTATAGTAGATGATGCTGTAACAGCAGCTAAGATTGCTTCTGAGCCTGTAACAGTTGGTATAACCTCAGTAGTCACCAGTTCAAGCATAACAGCTACAGCCAACACACATGTATATGTGGATACTGCTGGTCAAACTATTACATTACCTGCGTCACCTACAATTGGTCAAAGAGTGTTAATTACAGTTGGAAACTTTACAGACACAGTAGTTGGACGTAATGGAAGTAACATTATGTCTAGTGGTACTGATATGACACTAGATAAAGAATATCTTTCAATTCAATTTATTTATACAAACTCTACAGTAGGATGGGCAATGGCATGAGCAACTTTACAGATTTTATTAGCGGTGGTGGCTCTGCGTCATTTCCCACAATATTTTTACACAAGTCACAGACATGGGTTCCGCCTCAAGACGGCAATATAATGATCCACGTTATTGGTGCTGGCGGTAGTGGCTCTGGAACCGGCAACTCCGGCGACATACAAAGCGGTGGGGCAGGAGGTTATTGCAGAAAGGACTCTTTAGCCGTTACTACTTCCGGCTCATTCACTGTTGTTATTGGCGCAGGTGGAGCGTCGACAAAAGGAGCAGTAGGTGCTGGTGTAGCTGGAGGCACTACAACCGTTTCAGGTACAGGACTAAGCGCCACATTAACGGCTACTGGTGGAGCCGGAGGAACTTTAACAAACGGAGCCTTTACTAACGGCGGCGTAGGATCAAATGGAGACTTAAATACTACAGGTGGACGCGGCGGCTATCAAAAAGGTGGTGGCGCTGTTGGTTTATTAGGGACGGGTAATGACGGTACTGCTAACAGCATTAACGATGGTATTGGCGGTGACTGTGACATAGTGGGTGATTTTTATTCCTCTAGTTTAGGTCAAATATCTGGCAGTCTTGGATCTCAGACGGTGGTAGCTCATACCACTTATGACAATGCAGTAGGAGATGCGTCGGCGGGTCCGTTAGCAGGAGCAGGGAGTGCGTATACTAATACTCCTCTGTACCCCGGTAATTGCCACGCATCAATAGGCGGCGGGGGTGGTTGGAGTTTTTCTAGTTCTGCCAATAACTACATTCTTTCAGGCCGTGGTGGTGAAGGCTGTGTTGTTATCCAGTACATACCGTAAGGAGATTTAAGTGAAATATAATATTAAAGATGCTGACGGTAACATCACAAATACCATCATTGCTGATGCTGACTTTGTTGAGGCTAACTTTGACCACTATGAGTTGTGCGTTGAACCTACGCCTCCAGAGCCTACAGCAGAAGAAGCCGGTCGCGTGTGGCGTGATATGGAGTTAGCTGTTACAGACAAAGCAGCACAAACCCCAGACTGGCCTAACAGAGATAACATCTTAACTTACCGTCAGGCACTACGGGATTGGCCTAGCACGTCAGGCTTCCCAGACACTCGTCCAGAATTAGGATCTTAACAATGGAATACATAATTGACATCTTTAATGTAGTAACTGCTGCTGTAGCTATAGCATCTCTTGTAACTGCTGTAACATCAGCACCACAGGACAAGCCTTGGGCAGTTAAGGTATACAACGTCTTAAACATTATTGCACTAAACGTAGGTAAGGCTAAAGACTAATGAAGCAGGAGCAGACGCAAACACTTGAATTAGCTTTAGAAGCACTAGAGAAGATAGCTCAACACGAGAAAGAATGTGGTGAACGCTGGGGTGAAGCAACTGTTGAACTCCGTCAGCTTAAAGAACTAGCATCTTCTCATGCTCGTAAGTGGGAGCGTCTGGCTTGGCTTGTTGTTACTGTTGTGGTAACAGGTGCAGCCTCCGTGATAACAACAGTATTGACATAGAGAGAATATAAATGA